TTGTTTTTGACAGATTGGAAACTGCAGAACAGACTCAAGCAAGATTTGAGAAAATGGAACACTTGGGGGAGTTTTTAAAGGAACTGACAAATTCATCAGTTCCTATTGATTTAGAAGAATTTATAAAACAATATAGATATCAATCAGGGAAGAAATTTTTCAGATAGCTAATATTTATCTCTATCTATATAAAAATATCCTATAAAAATAAGAAATATAGCTATTCCAAAAATCCATTGCCATAGGTTTTCTCCATACCATGCATACATTCCTTCACGACAAAAATCCAATCCGCCACGGGTTGTCTTTTCTCCTTGTGCAATACATTTATAAGCTCCAGATTCCCAATTTAAAATAGGAACTATCACTCCTATATAAAAGCTAATGGTAGCAGTCAGCCAGGATAATCTTGTCCAATTTTTATCATATGATTTTAACAATACATAGACTGAACCTATGAGTAATATCCAAAATGGAAATTTGCTAGAAATTGATTGGAGTATAAAGCTTAGTATGTTGTTGGTATTTTGTAGAATATCCATATGAATTTCCTTATATTTCAATGTTTATTTTTTGTTCAAGAAAGTTCGGGAGTTCTGTAACACCCGAACTTTGGTATCAAACTTGATACTTTTTATATTTATTCTTTTTCTCTATATATAGCCTTTGAAATAAAAGCTTCTTTAGAATTTGGGGCAAGTTTTCCTATCATATCTAGCTTTGCTTCATTAAGATAGTTTTCTATCATAAAGTTAACAACGTCAGTCCATTTAGTCACTTTACCCGTTTTAGCGGTGATCTCAACTGCCACTCTTTCAATTCTCATATGTGTTTCGGCAGGAACACCTAGATTTTTTCGTTTATTCATACTTTTATTCACTCAAATAATGCATCTGTGATTCTATATCATAGCTCACAAAAATATTTTTTTCATTGTGATACATTTCACTTGCTCACAAATGATTTTTGATTTATTTTATTATCACTTGTGATACTGTGAGCGTGTGTAATGAATTTCTTTATTGACTGGTTAGAAATAGAACAAGACTTTGGAATTGATATTCCTAATGAAGTCTTACTTTCTATTTTTGATTTTGGTTTAGTGGGAATTCATTTAGATACTGGGGAAATGCAAAGTGGTATTAAGACTGGGACATATCATCATAAGGGCAGTTATTGCGACGAAGTAAGTTTAAAAATTTCAGGTTCAGTTATTCGTATGGCTGGCAATCCAAGTAGATGGGGGCGAGTAGAAAATGTTTTTGGTTTTGATACTGTAGATAGCTGCGTTTCCTGTTTTAATTCAATTCTTTCCTCTCTTAAATTACCAATCTTTACTCGCTGCACTGAAATTTTTTATCGCCAAGGAGAAGATGGTTCTAAGGTCTCAAAATTTTCTAATGGCGCAATCATTAAACGTTTAGATATTACTACTAATAAAGCTGTTGGTAAGGGTAATGAGCGTACATTTCTAAAAGCCTTATCACAGATGCGTTATAGAAATTCTATTGGCAGACTTCATACAAATGGTTGCACCACGGATTGGCTTAGTGAAAAAGGAAATGCCAATTTAATTTATCCAAGTTGTTATATAAAACACGAAGAAATGCAAGTTCATTCTTATGACAAGATTAAGCGTAAATTTGGTGAAGAATCACAAGAGTTTAGATATTACAAAAATGTTTATGAATATTGTAAAGAAAATGGCGTAGTACGTTTTGAGCAGAAATTAAAATCAAGATATTTACAGCGTGAAAATTTATGTTATTGGGGTATCAGTGATTTTTCTAAGCTAGAAACAATACATCAAGGATTTATTGATATGTATAAAAAATTAAATGTTAGCGAAATTAAATTAGAAACCATAGCAGAGCAATTAGTATCAAATGGAGTTGTTGATTCTTTAAGAAAAGCTAACACATCAGCTTTTTATGCTATGCGTTGGTCTTCAGGTGAAGATTTGAGTAATTTGTCTTCCGCAACATTCAAGCGTCATCGAGCAAATCTTAGAAAAATCGGAATTGATATTGCAACTCCATGTGATATTGAGAAATTTCAGGCTGTTCGAGTTATATCTTGTGAAAATATCATTGTAAGACCATTTAAAGCCCCTGATTTTTATCAATTTCCAAGTAACGCTCCTCAGTTACGTTTTGTTGTTTAATAAATAAGTCTTTTCATCATTAATTAGGAGAATCAATTATGCGTACCGGATTTTATATTGTAGGTATCTTAAAAGGTTATAAATCTTCATCTTTCACTAATAGAGAGACTGGAGAAGTAAAAGATCGTCATAACATGGGGGTTCAATTACAAGAGCCTGATGGTTATGGCGGCTATAACACGTCAATTCAAGAAATCAAGATTGATGATCGTTCTATGAATGATGTGTTAAGAAATACGATTAATCGCTTAAAGGATAAAACGGTAATGGTGCTTGTTTATCCTCGTGAATGGGCTATGGAAAATGGCCGTAAAGGTATCACTTACAATTTTGATGAAAGTTCAATCATAGAAGAATTGAAATAATGCGTGAATTTATAGAAATGGTAGGAGCGAGTTTTATTGGTTGTAGTCTTGCTCTAACAATTTTTTATTTATTGGTATTTCATTTATGAGTAATGAAATCGAGATTACAACGAAGTTATGTCAATCTCAATCAGGCATTAGTTGTAATGACGTAGTTTTGAAAATACCACAGACAGAGGCCGTCAAACTTCAATCTGTGGCATTTTCAGGTAATGAAAATCAAAACTTTTCGGCACAGGATTTTATTCATCATGTCGATAGTTTTGGCTTTTCATTTGGTCTGGTGCTTATTTTTTATTTGATAGCTAAATCTGTTGGTTCAGTTTTAGCTATTCTGAGATAAGCATCTCATTTTAACTCAGTACAAGGAGTTTATTATGTCAAATCTTAAAAAATATCTTGTTTCAGCAGTTGTTTTGGGTTCTTCATTAAGTGCTTTTGCTCAAGGTGAAGCAGCTCAAAAGGTACAAATTGATGTAAATAGTATGCTTGGGCAAGTGGACTTTTCTACTGTAGTAGCAGGTATTCTTGCTGCCGGTGGGGTTCTTCTTGGTCCTCGAATTGCGAAAATGGGTATTCGATTTATTTTAGGTTTATTTGGCCGTTAGGGAAAAAGGAGGGTTCCCCCTCCTTTTTTATTTATTAATCAATGATAAAGGGCTAGGTAATGTTTTTATGGGATTTAATATACTTTTTCCTTGGAATAGTTTGCGGATTGGTCGTAGTGCTTGGGTTGAACAATTTATAGTTATTGTATTTTTTGCATTTTTTTGTGGCTTATCATTTTCTGCTGACAGACCTTTTACAACTGAAAATAAAACTAAAGTAATTGTGAAAGACTTGCTTGAGAGATCATATAACAGAACGTATAACTTACCTGCTGTTATTCCTAATTCTGGTGCATCTACAATGCAAGAAGTACGTAGAGCAAATGTTTTACGTAGTATTGCTAAAAAAGCGACTAGAGCATCCGGAGCTTTATATTCTAAACATCCTATTACGGGTTTAGCGGTTACTTTTGGTTTGGGATATTTTACTGACGAATTGATTGATAGTGCTTTTCAGAAATTTACTTCTGCCTCTCAAGATTCATTAGGTTTTTATGTTATGGCGAAAGATCCTAAAACAGGCCGGTTAGAGAAAGTTTATTTAGAGGAAGAGCCATCTTTATTTAATCCGGCATTTGTAAATCTTCAAGATAATATAGTTTTTACTTATGAAGATGCCTATGGAACTTGTCAAACATCTTCCTATGATGAAACGTTGAATTGTGCAATTAATAAAAATTTTGAGCTAAAGATGGGAAAAGCTTCGTCTAATTCAGTTTTATCCGATTTTAAGGTTGTTTCTAAAGAAAAATCTCCAATTTATGCAGATGGTTTATTTGTTAATTATAGTTACAAACAATGTTTTAAAAATTCATCTAATTGCTTTACTCAAAGATCTTTTTTTACAGTTAGGGTTATAAAAAAAGAACAAAGATCACCATCGGCAAAAGCTCAAGTAGTTTGGGGAGGAAACGTTGTTCCAGATGATAAGGTTGTTTTACAAGATGATGCTCAAATATCTACTTTTGCTAAAAATGCAGTTTCGTTAAACAGTGATGAATTCACCGATGAAGAAAGAAAAGTGATTTCTAATATTCAACCTAGTGATGTTAGAAAATATTTTACAGATCCATCTTTAAAAGCTAAGGATTTAAGTAGTTTTAGATATTCAGATGATATGTTTGATGATGTTGTTAGCTCTAGTAATCCTAAACCTAAAGAGGGCGAAAAAGAGTCTGACTCTACTTCTATATCAAAAAGCGTTGATTTTTCTTCTCCGGCTGTTGATATGCCTGATATTAATCCTCCTACAGCACTTCAAATACTGGAGCCATTTAATGAATTTTTCCCTTCTTTAAAAGATTTTAATATTTCCGAAAGAGAAATACAGTGTCCAGTTTGGAGTGGGCATATTCCGTATTTAGAGGCCAATGTAACTTTAGATAGACATTGCGATTATGTAGAAAGGAATAAAGGCATCATATCATCTTTGATGTTATTGATTTGGGGAATTGTTTCTTTAAGAGTTTTATTGAGTGCTTAGGGAGGGCGGTTTTATGTATGGAGTTATATTTGCTGCATTATCTTCTTTAATGCAATTTTTGGTTAGAGGTGTGATTGCAAAATTTTTTGTATTTTTTGCATTGTTTTATATTACGACCGAATTTATTCCTGTAATTATAGAGTTGTTTTTACCTAAGAATATTCCAAACATAAAGGATTTATTTAATGCGTTGCCGGATTCAATTCTTTATTTTTTATACATTTTAAAAGTTCCTACAGGTATAAGCCTTTTCATTTCTGCTTTACTGTCTCGTTTTATCATTCGCAGAATTCCTGTTATTGGATAGGGGGTAATTTATGGCTATTTCTGCTTATGTAGGGTTACCCGGGCATGGTAAATCTTATGAGGTGGTTAAATCCGTCATTATTCCTGCCATCTCATCGGGGCGCAGAGTTGTATCAAACATTTACGGATTAAATAAACAATTAATAGAAGAGTATTGTTTATCGAAAGATAAGAAATTGTCACCTGAGAATTTGGGCGAGTTAGTAGTTGTAGATAATGCCGCTTGTTTAAGTGAGAATTTTTATCCTTATAAAAATGCGATAGATAACGGTATTGAAACCTTCTGTAAAGCAGGGGATTT